TCGGTGGCTGCACGTTGAAAGATTTCCAATTAACGGCAAGAAAATCAGTAAAAAATTCTGAATCTGCATTTAAGCAAGCCCATTGAATTGTGAACGCAATGAATGGAGAAGGCGAGATTANGGTTGAATAAAAGAAATAAAGGACGAACGTAAACCTCGCGAATATGAGAGTAGGAGATCTAAAAAAGAAAAGCAGTAACCGCATGNATACCAGCTATTACAAAATCTAGGAGTTCAAGCCTACGGACAGGACAACCTATATCCGCAGACATTAAAGAATATCATTGCTGCAAGCTCTACTGCATCTGAATGCTCAGACCGTTTCGCTGACTTCATGAAGGGAAACGGATTCCGTGAGGTTGCTTTTTCCANATATGTAGTCAATCGAAAAGGTGACACATTGGATGATGTGCACATGTTACTATGTAAAGACATGTCCGAACTCAATGGAATAGCAATCCATGTTAACTACAATGTTTTCTGTGAGATAGTGGAGATGCAGCACGTACCATTTGAAAATTGCCGTCTGACAGAAGAAGATGAAAACGGTTATGTGGCAAAAATAGCAGTACATCCAGACTGGAGCGGAAAGAAGACACGTAAAGGGAAAGCTCTGCAGGTCAAGAAAGAAAACATCGACTATATAGATGTTTTTAACCCTCAAAAAGATGTTATACTGGCTCAAATAGAAGCAGCCGGAGGCATTGAATACTACAAAGGTCAAATCCTATGGGTGTCAATGGCCGGGAAAAATACTTATCCTGTCGGGAAAGGTGACCGGGTGGCTACAGAAATGAGTACCGATGAAGGGCTGTCCAATGTCAAGTACAGAAATGTACGAAATAATTTCTTCCCTGGCGCTATGGTATTCACCAAAAAGGGATCGAACATAACCTTTGACGAAGAAGGCAACGAAGTGAAAGATACAGACGATGACGACAGTTTCTCAAATACACTCATCCAGTTGCAAGGTGATACGAATGCAGGAAAGATTATGGAAGTTACTTTAGAAAGCGATGAGGAAAAACCTGAAATAATAAATCTGAACTCACAAAATTACGACAAAGAATTTACCGTTACTGACGCAAGTGTGGTTGAACGTATTTATTCAGCTTATGGCCAAGAGCCATGGTATTGCATCCGTATTGGTAAAGTCGGATTCTCAGGCGATATTTTGGAAGATGCTTTCGAGTATTACAATTCTATCGTAAGCAAGCAACAACGCTTAATAGAGCGTACCTTTAGCCGTATATTCAGCTATTGGTATGAAGTAGTCAACCCCTCTNATGATTATCGTGTGGAACCATTAAAGTATGTACGAAATGCAGCAGTATCTAATAACAACAGATGAGGTATCGGCTTTGTCTCGCGGAATGTCTGTACATCTCGATCCTGACAAGATAGAAACCTACATCCGTGAGTCGGAGAATATCTACATCAAATCAGCGTTGGGAGACGAACTGTTCCTTGACGTGAAAAAAAATCCTGAAAAATACCAGCTACTGCTTGACGGAGGTACTTATGAAACTAAATGTAAAAAGAAGATAATCATCACTGGACTTCGCGTAGCTTTGGCTTATTATACCTATGCCTGTATTGTCAAAAATGGAGATGGGAATGTATCCCGTTTTGGCTTCGTGAACAAGGAAGGTGAATATAGCAGTCATACAGTATTCAAGGAAAAGATGATGGTGTATAGCGATGCATGTAGCATAGCTGACCGCTACCTGAAAGAATGCGTGCTTTACCTAAAAGAATGCGGTATGCCACTTTATAACGGTGAAGGGAAATTAAAATCTAATAGAACTGTTTTTCGTGTAATAGGAGAATGAGCGATTCTGTTGATATATTAAAGAAACTGGCTCTTCAAGTAAGAAACGCATCTACAGAAGGAGAGAATACAGCTGAAAGAATTGGGCGCATATTTATCGGGATTCTAGAAAACATGGATAATTCTGATATAGAAAAGCTCACCAAATACTTTTTGCGCAAAGATAAGGAGGATTCTACGAATTTCCTGCTATCCTTGCTAGGCGGAGTATTGATTAAGAATTATGCCAAGTTCGGTGACTTCGTTACCGGTGTTTCTGGAGGTTACATCGGTGAGGACGCCCGTGCCGAGCTGGAGGCTTTGGTCCTGCGCAGCTCTCTGAGTGTACCAGAACTTCGTTTCAACCGTCAGACCTATTTTGAAGGATATAATACTATAAGTCCCGGCGGAGGGCTGAAGATAAAAAGCTTTGTCGCCAATAGTGACGGCAGCTATACTGTCATCCCTGATCTGGAGGATGGTGTACCGCTGGGACAGAAGCCGGACGATATCCTCCTAGGCTTCTGGCATGACAAAAGCGTCACTACCGGTGACTTTATTGGTTTCCGGAAAATACAGTACCGTATCACTTCCGCAGATTACGACGAGAAGACATTCGTGATGGTTCCGCGTCCCGGATATGAGTTCGTTCCCCATAACGAGATGCGTCTCGGACAGACGGGGAACTTCACCGACAAGGAGCGTCAGACTTATATCATCATAGACGTGCGTGACGGTAACTGCTGCATCACCCTTGTTGACAATGCCAACACCTGGGACCCGGAGCCGGCACAGATGAAGAGCTGGTTCGGCAAGAAGAAGGGTATGACCATCAACGGGATCAACTGCGACAGGTTCTCGGCAGTATTGCAGGATATCATCATGACGGGATTGATTTTTCAAATTGATGAAATTACCGGTAGCACAGTCCGCGTTCCTATCGACTTCCCTAGCTGGGAGCCGGGCAGGAAGTATGCGTATTATTCCCGTGTGCCCCATAACGGTTCCACATGGTTGTGCGTCAATGACAAGGGCACTACTTCCGAGCCATCCGAAAACAATCCGGACTGGCTTGTATCAGCCGCCAAAGGTGACAAGGGTGATCCGGGACTGTCTGTAATAGGTGGCGGTCATTGGGAATCCTCTAAGACCCCATACGAGGTCAATACCATGGTCACTTTGGCGGGCTGTGTTTTTATCTCCAAGGTGAAAACATCCAATCCTCCGATTAAAATTGCAAGGTTCAGGAACGGCAATTATCGAAAGAAAAAGGATGGCGGTTATATCCTTGCCGGGAAATCAGCCGACTGGACCGTGCATGAAGACTGGGAGATGCTGCTGGACGGTCGTGAACTTAAAGGTGAGAGTATCACCTTCTTGGGTGAGTTCGCATCCCATCCGTCCAATCCCAAGGAGGGTGACAGCTACCGAAATACGGCTGACCATTGTACTTACATATACCGGAATGGTTTGTGGATGGTCATGGTCAAAGACGGGACTGACGGTAAGGACGGCAAAGGTTACGAGTGGATCTACACCCGTACCAACATCATCGGCCTTACCCCTGACAAGCCGGATTCGAAGCAGCAGGATGATTATATACCGGAAGGCTGGACAGATGATTTTCTTGGCGTGGATGCAGACCATCAGGTGGAATGGGCGTGCAAACGTGTGAAGCGTGATGGAGTATGGAGTGAATGGAGCACTCCGGCCCCTGTGCACCGTTGGAGTAAGGACGGGGAGTCGAATATCATGGCCGACCTTGACAATGAGATGGTGAGCGTCGCTCTTACCAGTACCGGTGTTACTACTTCCGCACAGTCATGGACTACCCATGTATCCATGTGGTACGGTACCGAGAAACTCACCCTTGAGACTTTAACAGTCAGCACGCCTGCCGGTTTCACGGCAAGCACAAGCAAGGCCACCGGAGCGGTGGCGATATCCGTCGCTGCCGGAAAGTCGGTTCCGGAACAGAATACGGTCACCATCACACTGGCTGCAATGAAGAACGGGCAGCTCTATACCCGTGAACTGACTTTCAAGATAACCGGTGTCCGTGGCGGGGCGGACGGTTCCGATGCGGTAATTTATAGCCTTGTCACTTCGGCCACGATGGTCAGCAAGAACAAGAACGGCGGTTACAGTGTAGCTTCGGTATCCTGCCGGCGTATGAAGACAGTCGGTGCGGTCACTACGGCCACAACGGACGGGGAGTTGAAGTACAGTCGTGACGGTGCGGCCGAGGTTCCCATCGGTGATGGTGTCGGGGTGGCTTCCGGTAATTTTACCAGTAGCTTGAAGTTCGTGTTCTACGTGAACGGTCAGGCGGTTGATGTCGAGACTGTCCCGATGGTTGTGGACGGCAGTGACGGAAAGGATGGTGAGAGCATCACAGCAGCCGGTCATTGGGAATCCGCCAATACTCCGTATACCAAGAACAGTACAGTATCGTTTGCCGGAGGATCTTACTTAAGCAAGGTTGAAACCTCCAACCCTCCGATTAAAATCGCCAAGTTCAGAAACGGCAGACTCCGCAGGAAAAGAGACGGCGGATACATCCTCGCCGGCAGATCTGCGAACCGGACGGTACATGCGGACTGGCAGGAGATGGTTGCTCCCGTCGGACCGTCGGCATCCTACTGGCTGGACAGTCCTGTCAGCGTGATCAACTTCACTTCAACAGGCACGCCATCCCCGTCTGGATTCCTTGTCACTTGCAAACAGAATGTGGCAGGCAATGTAAGCACGTGCAGCACGCTTTATCTGGCTGCACGCAAATACAACGGAAACTGGCTGGCTCATGTAGGTGCTACCCTAAGCAATCAGATATCCGTTCCAGCGACAGCCGGATACACCCAGTTTGCCGTCCGGGCTTATAAATCAGTTTCCGATGCGAACGCATGGAATAATAATTTTGTCGCTGAAAAAGGGGTGGGTGTTGCAAATGATGGTACCATAGGAGCAACCGGAGCAACAGGGGCGTTTCCCCGTGACAGAGGTGTATTCGCATCAGGACAGACTTATGTCTGGAATGCGGATTACCGGGATAAGGTTATATATCTGATAGGGGGAGTTTATTATAATTTCCTTGTAAAGAATTACGGTGCTTCCGTTACCGCTGCACCCACATCAGCCAACGGAGATTCCAACTGGGAAGCCATGCAGAAGTTTGTGAATATCGCTACTGATACCTTGTTTGCCGATGGTGCGAATGTGGCCGGATTCATGTTCAAAAACAATGTGCTTAAATCCCACAACGAGGAAGGTGAAACTCTTCTTATCAATGGCGACAAGCTCAGGCCTAG